CATATTATACAATCCTTTAGACTTAGTAATTGAACAACCAAAAAGTAACACATTACCTGCGAGTTCAAATCCATTAAGAAATTTTTATTCATCTTATAGAAAATATGTAATTGAGTATAGTGGTCAAACTTATCCAATTATTTCATATTCAGAACCAGATTCTAATAACGAAATAAAATTAGTAGTAAAAGGTAATCCATTTGGTACTAACCCAAATCCAAATATTAATCCAAATCCAAATACTAATCTTTTAATCAAACCAAAAGATTCAATCATTGAAGAATTCTTTAACAATTTAGATGAAATTCAAACATTATTAATTGACAGAACATCTTCACCTATTTATACTGCGAATTTCAAAGTACCAACTACAAGTTTAGATGGTTCTAAAAATGAGATAAGTAATTTTGAAGTTACATGGCCAATTTCAAAAGACGGATGGAACATTCAAATTGTTGGTCTTGGTTTTGAGGAATATATTGAAAGATTAAGTAGTATTGGAGATGAGATTGATGATTATAAATCAAATTTAGTTGTTAGATTTTTAACAGCACCTCAGTTATTTGAATTCGATACTGAAGATCAAAAGGTACAATCATTATTTCAATTATACGGTCAAAGTTTTGATAGGGTAAAAAAATACATTGACAACATTGCTTACATGAGAAATGTAAGTTATGATGGTATTAACAACGTACCTGATTTATTATTAAAAAATTTAGCAAACACATTAGGTTTAGATACGGTTAATTTATTCGATGAGAAATTATTGGATGAAACATTATATACAAGAACAGATGCACAATATGCTGGTTTAACGATTGGACACACATTAATCGATGCAGAACATGAGTTCTACAGAAGAATGTTAGTTAACTTGGCACACATTTATAAATCAAAAGGTACAAGAGCCTCATTAGAATTCTTTTTGAAATTCTTAGGTGCACCTGAACCAATGATTAAAATTGATGAATACATTTATGAAGTTGCGTCAGTACCTAAAGTACAAAACGTATTAAATAATGATGTATATGATTTAATCAACGGATTAAAAATTAATACACAAGTTACAGGTGTTACTGAAACGTCAACAGGTATAACATATAATGCTGTTTCAATAACGGGTAAAACAAATCTTAGTTCAAGTGAATATCCAATTGATGAAAACAACTTACCGAGAAAAGTAACCAATTTAACTGACGATATATTTTTTCAAAAAGGAGCAGGTTGGTATGATTTAACATTGAATCATAGATCACCAATGATTGTTGATGAAGCAAATTCAATCTTAACAGGTTACACAAAAACAATCAAAACTAAACCGAAAGATTTTACTTACGGAGAAGATTATTTTGACCATTTTAGAAATCTACAAGGTTTAGATTATGGTTTTGAATTAGATTCTAAAGTTGACAATTTACAAATTAACAACTCATCTGAGAATGATTCTAAATTAATTTTAAATAGAAAAAATTTAAATGTTAATTTATCAGCAGCAAGAGCTGTTGATTACGATATATGGAGACAATCAAGAAACTTAGAAATTAAAATTGGTAGTGCAACTTTATATCCACAAACAGGATACACATTTGCAGAATATCTTGATGCGGTTTTAAATCAAACAATTAAGGATTCAAACGTAATAAAATATAAAAACAATTATATTGTTCTTCAGGACATATATCAAAATTACATGTCAGGAAGAGGAATAAATGTTATCACATCGGGAGTTACCACATTTACTCCGTATGATTTTATTTCTGCAAATGAATTTATAGAAAGAATGAGTCCATATTGGACAAGTGTAATTGACCAATTTGTTCCATCAACAACTTTATGGACAGGAGGTAATTTAATTGAAAACAATATTTTCCAAAGGTCAAAATACAAGTATAAAAAACCTTGTCAAATATATGAATTCTTAGAACCTGCTTTTCCAACACCGGCAGTAGGTAATCATCATTTTCAAGAAGAAATATTTCAATTTCAATTTTATTTTAGTCAAGATGATGATTTAAACTACGACGGTTATTTACAATTCTTCCCAATATTTGAGATAGATGGTATTACATATTCAGGTTCAACCGACCCTGTTTTTATACCAACACCACTTAATAGTGAGTATGGTTACAATGCACCATACATGGGAATATCGACTAACAATACCAATATAATATCTTACGAAAATGTACCAACACCAACCCCAACGTTAACTAAAAAATTATTATTTGACCCTGAGAACTATGAAGCGATGCAGGGTTATAGTGGAATCACATATGCATTATTAAGTGGAGCAACAACGGTACACAATGTTAGTGCAAAATTATATGATGGTAATGGTACAAATAACAATTTTAATCCTGATTATACAGAATTAAGACAGTTATGGAAAAAGGCAATCATTGATACGGTAAATTATATTAACTTCTATTCAGGTTATACCATGGATGGTATTAATGGATTTAAAGGTGAAACATATTCAGGAGGAACAAATACAATAACAAGATTACCAAGAATATCATGTGAGTTTTTACCATTCACAGGTAACACAGATAATAACGAATACGTTAAATTTAAATCTTACAAATACGGTCCACATAGTTGTACTGTTGATAAATCATTTGAGTTTAAAGTTGGATACGGAGCAATTGCTATTGACCCAACACCAACACCAACACCTACTAAAACGCCAACACAGACTCCTACACCAACACAGACTCCTACTCAGACGCAAACAGGTACACCTACTCAAACACCTACTCAAACCCCAACACCGACATTACCATGTCTTATTGTGGGTAGTGCGGTGTATAATGAAGCACCAGCACCTAGTGAAACACCAACAAAAACACCTACACCAACTCCAACATATACACCAACTCCAACATATACACCAACACCGACATTACCATTACCTGGTTGTGGAAGCTTTATTAGTGGAACATATGAACCAACAAGTTTCTATACTTATCCGGACTATAATTTAGATTTATCTGCTGCAAATAATGGTAGCACAATTAGAATAACATACGATGCTAAAGGTCGAGCAAATAGATTTGCAATATATGGTGGAGTTAGTCAAGCGGCAACGACTGCATGGGTTGGAGATACTGCCGGATACAATGGTGATGAATATTATTACCCAACAAGTGGACCAACAGGTTATATTGAATTTACATATGACAATACTAAATCATATTATTTAAAAGTTGATACAGGTGGTGCACCATCAACTAATATTAGTGATAGTTGGGAAGTTTCAATTACATGTTTAGGATTGGCACCATCTGCTACACCAACTAAAACACCAACACCAACCCCAACATACACACCAACGTCAACACCAGTATTCTATTGGTATGAATTAACATTATGTGATGATGGTACAACAAAATGTTGGAGTAAACCTATTTCAGGTGGGGCAGAACATGTTGGTAAATTATATTGGTCAGGAAGTGGAAGTTATTATGTTATGGGAACATACATAAACACAACCGATGCTGACCCTGGAAATGGAGCTTGTAGTGGTAAGGTCGATGGTACTGTAATGTCAAGAGATAACACTTGTGAAAGTGTTGGACATGCACCTCCTCCTCCTCCTCCACCAACACCTGGAAAGGCGGTAACAATACACACAGGAACTACATATAGTAATTCTAGCGAACCATGTCAATTATATGAATCCGCAATTAATACTAACAGTACAATTATATTTTTAAGTGGACACACAATACCAGCAAATGGCGATTATGCATACGATAGTAATATCTGTGTTACAACCTTTGCGGGTAATTCAAACTATTACGCCGCTCTTGCTAATAATACCAAATATACATTTACAATTGGTTCAGGTGGTTATATAAACAATGTTTCACAATGTGGTGCGATAAATACAACACCTAATTGGGTTTACCAATATGATACTTGTGACAGTTGTACAACATATGCGGTATATAAAGATACTAACGGTAACTCCGCGACATCGGGACATTACAAATATAACGACGTAGATAGAGGTACAAGTGCACCAAGTAACGGAGCATGTAGCACCTCACCTGTAATTGGTAGTCAAGTTGGTACTTATTACAGATGTGTAGTTGACACAGGTTACTATCAAGGTCATGTTTATAGTGTACCGGTTTATGCAAATAGTAATCCATGTGCAGGTACTCAATATTATTATACTGGTGTAGACGGAGTTTCAGATGCCGCTTGGTATAATGATGACCCATCAAATAGTGAGGCTATGGTTACAAGTGCAGATTGGGTGAATGAAGGTTATAGTTGTGTAAATAATCAAAAAGTATACCATCAAAAAGATTGGGGACCATGTTCATCGACATTTGGACAAACACAAGATGTTCCAAGTAGTGATTTCTGTCCAGGTTATTCATTTGATGGAACATATGTATTAGCATGTGCGGATATTGGTACAAGTGCAACAACATATAATGTATATACTGACGGTACTTATTGGAAATATGATGGTGAAAATGGTACATTAGTAACTGGAACATTATATAATGTTGATACGTATAGGGCTACGTTCTTTGATAATGGTACAAAAACATATACAGCAACAGAAGCGTGTCAATAAAATAAAAATAAAAATATAAAATGGCAATATCGGGCACAATAACATTAGGGACACAGACAACAACAAATATAACATCATTTGATTTATATCCTTGTACATCGTCAAGTAATAGTTCTTGTAGTGGGACTGCTTTTGAAACTAATGTTTCGAGAGCAAGTTTACTTGCAGGATTTCAATCAACAAGCATACCCGATGGAACTTTTTACATAAAAATAAATGCAAATAGTGGTACATGTAAAGATGTGAACCCTGCTATTGTAGAATTAGTCGGTGTTCCGGTTGTAAGTCAAACCCCAACAAAAACCCCAACCCCAACTCCGACCTACACACCAACGTCAACACCTCCATCATTACCAATCGGTTCAACACTTATATCTCTTTCAAGTGGATACACAATTGCAGATGCATGTACTGGTACAACACAATCATATTATTACCAAACACCAAATCCACCTACAATTCCTAGTTTTGGTTATGATGGAAAACAAATTTACACCGACCCTGATTTATTAACTGCCGCACCTGGAAATAATAATCGTACAGTTTATTATTATTCTTCTGATTATAATACCGTATATTATGTTAGTGATAGTGAAGGTAGAAAATATGATACTCATACCCCTTGCCCAACCCCAACTCCAACAACAGGTTCGGTGGTTAATGCGGTTGTAAGTTTAGTTGATGGTATAACTGCATGTGATGGAGGTGATTATGGAGACGCACCATCATATAATCCATTAGTGGATCCTTTGTTCTTTACTCTTACAATTTATGGAAGTAATATTGTTAATGCAAGTGCAATAATAAACATACCATCTACTTTACTTGCTGATTTTACAACTAACCAAGAATTTTATGTTAGAGGAAGATCTTCAGGAACATTCTATTGGAAAAAATTCGTTTTAGATGGTAGCCCATCAGCTGGTGCTACTGCAACATCATCAGGTTCAGCGGTACAATGCGTATAAAAAACAAAAAAAATATATTTATAACATATGAGTTTCTTAGATAAAAATAGTTCAGAATATCTTTCAGCAAGATTAACACAGAAAGGAAGAAATGCAATTGCCAAAGGTGATTTTAAAATATCATATTTTGCAATCGGTGATTCTGAATATGTTTATAGTGGATTTAGTGGTTCATTACAAAGTGTATTCACACCCATGGATAAGGACAGTGATATAAAATATCCATTATCTTATGAGAGTGGGTCATTACCATATGGTGTACCTATTACAGGTTCTACATATGAAGTAATTACAAATCAAATGGGTTCTGCGGGATTCATTTCTGGAAGTATTATTCAATCTTTATCTGTTACAGGTAGTATTACAACTTTAACAGGTACGAATACTATTATGGTAACTAAACCATCGGGAACAACATTTAATAATGCTGAATATGTTACATTAGTTTTAGGAACATTAAACGGTTCAACAATCACAGGTTATTCCAATAATTTAGTTTATAAAATTGTGAATATAACTGGTAACACTAATACTGAAATTTTAACATTAGATAGACCTACACCTGATTTTAATTCAAGAGGATTGACGGGTAATTTTACTCTAATTGCAAACAATGCAAATCTTGAATTCCCAAATCCAAGTGACCCATCATGTTTACCACCAATACCTGACCCATCTGAACAACATGATCCTTGGACATTGAGCTCTGTTTGGGGTAAAAAACCAGTTGGATTTGCATCAACAGACGATGAAGCTAATATGTTTATTGGTAGTAATCATATATCAACAAAAGAATTTTTAGGATATCATTCTAACGGTGGTCAGTATTATACAGATGCAACAAGTGTTTTAATTACAGGTACAACATTTACAAATGCATTTGGTGAGGAAATTGAAATTCCATCTTCTGAGCAAGACAATATTGCAATTTTACATTATTCGGAAGTTGGAGATTTAATCAATGACCCTGACAGAGCATTCAAATATGATGATTATATAAATCCAGAAACAAGTTTTTTTGAAGTTTATATCCCATACATTGATTATCATAGAAATACAGGTACAACAATCGGAGCAAAATTTCATATGGGAGGTACCGACAAATACGTTGTTTCAAATATAAATCCAACCAAGATGTCAATCTTATATAGAGATTTATTAGACGAACAAAATATTAAAGTTGGTAAAGTATTTTTAAATCATAAAGTAATTGTTTTTGATGACAAGGAAATTGCCGCAACGTTAGATATAAAATCAAATAGAAGATATACATTACCAACACCTAAACTCGAATTGACTCATTCAACCGACGGTTCATATGTTTTAGACGGCACAACTGGTCAAACATTATATGTTTCTTATTTATTTTCCTATTCAACGGATAAGAAATTAAATGGATTACCTTGTATGAATTATACTAAAATATCATTGACACAACCTGCAACAGTAGATGGATGTTCACCTGCTGTGAATCCCGCATCTAACGTCGTAGTTAAATTTAGCGGGTCAACATATTTTGATTCACTACAAGCTGGAGTTGCAGGATTGAAAAATGGATTTGTTGCAAATGAGATGTACATATTGGCACAAAGAACTACCAATAGTTTACCTTCACCACAAAGTTGGAAAAAAATACCTGTTACGGGGTTAACATTAAATGGTGACGGATTAATATCACCTTCAACTATTACAGGATTAACGTTTACAATCACAAATACAAATTATAACGCAGCGTCTAATTTTGCATTGTCAGGACACACTAATCAATCATATTCAGGTGCAACAACACAATTTGGTGATGAACAACCATTTGCGGGTTCAATTAAATTAACAAGAGCAAGTAGAATAGAGGAGATGAATTTCTTAGTAAACTTACCATCAGGTAAATTTTCAACATCTCAAAATCCTACATATGTTTCAGGTATTAATCCTAAAGTTACAGAAGTTGCTTTGTTAGATTCGAACAAAACGGCACTTGTTATTGCTAAGACGGGAAACCCAATTACAAGAACAGGAACACAAGTGTTTGCGGTTAAATTAGATTTCTAAGCTTTACATTTTGATATATTCGTGTTAATTTCTACATTATGAATATAGATGTAAAATTCAAGAACAAGCCGAAAATTTTAGGATTGGATATTTCCACTAAAACAATCGGATGGGCTTTGTTTGATTTGACGGGGTCCAAATTATTAGAGTTAACTCATTTCTCACCAAAGATTAAACCACAACCCGAAGATAAGTTGGAAGAACTTATGATGAAAGCTAATGCGTTTCAAAAACACTTAGACAATTACAAGGATATGGGAATCACCAAGGTGATTATTGAAGAACCTCTTTTAAATTCAAATAACGTTTACACTGTCGGTACATTATTGAGATATAATACGATGGTTTGTAAAATGATTTACGATACGTTAGGAATTGTTCCATCATTCATATCAACATACAACTCAAGAAAATTTGCATTTCCTGATTTAGTGGGACCAAATGAAAAAGGACGTAATGTTTTATTTGGTGGTTATCCAAAAGACATCGATAAAAAACAAGTTATATGGGATCACGTAAATGCGGTTTGTCCTGACATAAATTGGTTGTATGGTAAAACGGGTTCATTAAAAAAAGAAAATTTTGATATGGCAGATGCTGCGTGTTGTGTGATTGGTTATATTAATATGACTAAATCAGAAAAATCCGGCAACTAACATTTTACTTTATAAGATATTAGGGTTATATTTATAATATAGGACGGGACGGGGGATTAAAAACCCTTCGTTTAGTTGGTAGGGAGTCAGGGTGGTGTCTGGCTCCCATTTTTTTTTACAAGATTTTTTCTTTATAATTCTACTATCTATGGTAGAAATTGATTACACACCTGTTATTGACATTCTTGAAGATATTTTAGGAGAACCTAAGATGCATAATGACTATCGTTGTCAGATGTCATTTGATTGTCCTACCTGTTCGTATGAAATAAAGGGTTTAGACCATGGAGACGGTAAAGGTAATTTAGAAGTAAACTACAAATACAACGTGTATAAATGTTGGGTTTGTGCAGAATCACACGAAACACATGGTTCATTACATAAACTGATTAAGAAATTTGGCAACCCAAAACAATTAAAAAAATATACACTATTAAGACCCGAGGAAGATGAAGAAGGTAACAAAAGAGTATATAAACCAGTTAAACTACCAAGTGAATTTATAAAATTCAAAGACGTAACGTATGGGATGAAATTAACACCCCAATACAAACAAGCATTTAGATACATCCAAAGTAGAAACATATCTGAACTAATGTTACAGATATATAACATTGGGTATTGTCCAAGTGGGATTTATGAAAATAGGATTATCATACCATCATATGATAAGGATAAAAATGTAAACTACTTTATTGCTCGTTCATATTTGAGTTATTCAAAAATGAAATATAAGAATCCCGAAGCACAAAAAGAGACTATCATTTTTAATGAATATTTAATTGATTGGGATAAACCTGTGTATATCGTTGAAGGTGCGTTCGATAGTATATTCATACCAAACGCAATACCAATGTTAGGTAAGTTCATGAGTGAACATTTATTCAATGAACTATACACTAAAGCAAAAAAAGTAATTATAATTCTGGACCCTGATGCGTGGAATGATGCGGAACGACTATATCATAGAATCAACATAGGTAAGTTGATGGGTAAGGTTTGGATTGTAAAATTAGAAGGTGATAAAGATATTGCCGACCTACAAGGAAAAATAAACGAGGACGATATAAAACAATTAGATTAATGAATTTAAAAGACATATCATTAGAAATTAATGATTTATTAGAGAGAAGAAGACAAGAGTTGGAGTTAAGGTTCATTGAAGAAGAACACATTTATTACATGAAGGATGTTGATGGTCAGATTAAAAGAAACTTTCCATCTGTTTCAAAAATTGTAAAGAAATTTCATAAACCATTTGATGCCGAAGGTATGGCATTAAAAATGTCTAAAGGTGATCCCGAAGGGCAAGCGCAATTGCTTGCGGAATGGAAACAAGCCGGTGATTTATCTACTAATATGGGTAGTCGTGTTCACTTTGAATTAGAGAGTGAATTGATTGGTCGTTTTGATAACTACAAAGAAGTTAGACAACCAATATTCACCATCAATGAAGAACAACAACGTAAGAGTGACAACATGATTATCGCAGGAAAACAATTTCTTGATTTAATGTTAGAACGAGGTGGTGTATTATTAGATACTGAAATAGTTTTAGGTGACCCTGAAGAACAATATACAGGACAACCTGATAAGGTGTGGTTAATGATGAATAAAGAGAAAGACGGATTTGGATTTGTCATTACTGATTGGAAAACAAACCAACCAAAGAATTTTGAAGTACATCATTACACTGGTAAGTTATATGCACCGTTTAATCAATATCATGATAATGCATTAGGACATTATTATTTACAATTACCATTGTATGGTAGATTGTTACGTAAAATGTTACAAGGTACTAAGTTTCAAGATACAAAATTATTAGGTAATGTAGTTGTTTTATTAAAGGACGATGCGTCTTTTGTTGAATACAAAGTACCACATCAAATAAACAATGCGATTCAAACAATTGATTTATCAAAATACATCAAAAGATGGTAAAAAGAATTATACATATTGCTGACTTACACATTCGTACAATTCAAATGCACGAATTATATAAAAACCAATTTGAAAAATTGTTGGGGGAAATTGGTGTTAAATTTTTAGAATGGGCAGATGAAAATATATCGCACAACGAAATTAGAATTGTTATTGCGGGCGACATCTCACATCAAAAAATTAATATTTCAAATGAGCAATTACTTTTAACAAGTTGGTTCTTAAAAGAATTAACTAATTACGGTAAAGTCATTATTATACCGGGTAATCACGATTTCTTGGAGAATAATACACAACGTATGGATAGTATTACTCCCGTTGTTGAATTGTTAGACAACCCACACATCACATATCTAAAAGATAGTGGTGATTACATTGATACAGATGGAGGTATTCAATGGGTTGTTTATTCATTGTATCAACATAATGTTAGACCCGAATTTACAAAACAAGAAAGTCTATTAACTGTAGGATTATTTCACGGACCAATCATGGGATTGTCAACTGATTTAGGTTATGAATTTGAAGATGCATACGATAGATTGAATTTTAATGATTTAGATTTATTGTTATGCGGTGATATTCATAAGCGACAACAATTCACATTACCAAACGGAGGTAAGGCTGTTATGGTTGGTAGTTTAATACAACAAAATTTTGGTGAGACCGTGAAACATCATGGTTATGGTATATATAATGTGGAGACAGATGAATATACATTCCATGATTTACCAAATGAACAACCATTTCTCCACTTTACTATATCAGACATAAAAGACATTGAAAATGGAGAAGAAGTACACGTTAACCTTGGATAAGGAATTTATTCTTTATTGTGAGTTAAATGAAATTAAAGATATTGACAAATTAGCCAACGACACTTTCACTAGGGGTTTCACATTATTAAAATTTGGTGAAACCCCTGTCGGAAATGTTAGAGTTAAAGAAAAGATTGTTGAAGTCATTAAGGAAATACCTGTAGAGGTAATTGTGGAGAAAGAAGTAAAAGTACCTTATGAAGTTCAAGTTATTAAAGAAGTTATTAAAGAGGTGCCGGTAGAAGTTATTAAGGAGGTTATTAAGGAAGTACCTATTGAAGTAATTAAGGAAGTCATTAAAGAAGTTGAGGTAGAAGTTATTAAGGAAGTCATCAAAGAAGTTCCTATCGAAATCATCAAAGAAGTTCCGGTTGAAGTTTTCAAAGAAGGTAAAACAAAAACGAAAACTATCACAAAGGAAATCATCAAAGAAGTTCCAATAGAAGTCATTAAAGAGGTGATTAAGGAAGTTCCGGTGGAAGTAATCAAAGAAGTTATTAAAGAAGTTCACGTACCCGTAGAAGTCATTAAAGAGGTCATTAAAGAGATTCAAGTTGAGAAGATTGTTGAAGTAACAAAAGAAGTGTTTAACAATCTTGAACTTGAAAAAATCAAAGAGGAGAATCAAAAATTAAAAAGTGACTTAGATAAACTTACTAGTGCATTGACTAATATGAATAAAGGTAAGTTGATGAAGAATAGTAACATGAATAGTTTGTATGATGAATAATCCCTCTGTTCACTTTTTTTTATCACTTATTTTACTTATAATTTATATAAAACAATAAGATATGTTATTAATATTTTGGGCACTTGCGGCATATGGAATGACATCCATATTAGTATGGGGTAAAATTTTTGAAAACCAAAGAGCATGGATTACGGCACATTCTAAATTTTTTGGTGATTTAATTAGTTGTACTCTTTGTACAAGTACTTGGGTTGGATTTTTTATGTCATTAGTTTTTGGAGGATTAAGTAATCATTATTTACAGTCGAATTGGTTGGCTTACCTATTTTTTGACGGAATGTTTACTGCGGGTTCAGTGTGGGCCATAAATGCTGTCATCGAATTTTTCGAGGAGAGTAGAATTAAATAAAATGTAATGAATATTACCATAGGTAATAAATTCTTCAAGTTTACGACTCCCGAAGAACTTTATACGTTAATTTTTAAAGAGTTCCATCAAAAACAACCGGACCTTTTTCTTAACGTAGTAAATCAAACCAACAAGTCGAAAACTATTTTAATAACTTTAAAAGGTAAATATGGAAACAATGTTCCATATAACTTACAAGTTAGTGATGAGTTTGCGGATGAGTGGAAAACGATTATTGAAAATTTAAAGAAGTCATATGAAAAATACGATATCAAAGAAAGTGTATTGTATGATGTTAATTTAAATGACGAAGAATTACCAAGTATTAATGTTTCAATTGGTGGAAAGAAAGGTGTGTTTATTGAAGAGGGAACATTACAATATTATCATTTGATGTCATATAGAAGTTTGGTAAAAGAAAAAAACAAAAGAGACTTGGGTAAATCATTAGCTGATGTTAATGAATACATACAAAGAGACATATTAAACAAGATTTCACCAATTCAATTCATGAGAAGAGAAGAATACATGAATGTGAAAAACATCGTGGATAAAAATGGAATGAGTTGGGATTTAATTAGTGTTGATAAAAATGTGACGATAACTGCACAAAGTAAATTTAGAGGTTCACAATTACATTTAGAACAAACTAGAAGGTCAAGTGAAAAAAATAAAGACGCATATGTCAATGGACATGTGAGATATTCTTTAGGTGAATCGGATTTTTATTTCTTTACAATACCGCATGATGATTATGAAACTCATGAAAATTGGGAATACATTGCAATTCCTGATAAGGCATTAGAGGACCCTGAGAAACCAGGTTACTTAGTAAGTAGTGTTAGTATGGAATTACAAAACAAATATCGTGGTAAAGTAAGAGAAGTAATAGAGACGATTTATAAAGATAAAATGTTAAATACGGATACAAAATAATGAACGAATATATAGTTGGAAACAATTTAGAGGTTTTACAAACATTGGAAACCAATTTCGATTTCTGTTATATTGATCCACCATATAACACAGGAAGAGATTTTGGTGATTTTGATGATAGATTTGAAGATACTAAATCTTTTATTGAATTTTTAAAACCTAGAGTAGAATTAATACATCAAAAATTAAACGATAATGGTAACTTGGTTTTACACGTAGACCCAATTGCGTCACATTATTGTAAAGTGATGTTAGATGAAATATTTGGAATCAAGAATTTCCAAAACGAAATCATTTGGTGTACAAATGGAATGAAGAAAGTTAAAAGTAAACTAATGAGGTCACATGATGTTTTGTTGGTTTACTCTAAAAAGAAATCTAAGGCATACTTTAAACCAATGTATGAACCACATGTTTTAGACCCTAACAAGAATTATAAAGATGATGGAACAGGTAGAGGTCCTTACACGACATCCGCAGCTGTGAATTCACAACCTGATGTAATTGTTAGAGAAAATCTAAGATATGATTGGAATGGTAATCACAGACAATGGTGGTGTTCTAAAGAAAGAATGCAAATGTTACACGACGACAATCGTTTGGAGTATAATCAAAAGGGAATCCCAAGAATCAAAAGATATTATTCTGAATTAGATGGTATTCCATTAAAAGATGTGTGGACAGATATATCAAGTACACAAGTTGGTGAGAAGTTAGATTATGCAACACAAAAACCAATCAAATTGATTGAAAGATTGTTACATTTGTACACAAAAGAAAACGACAACTGTATTGATTTTTTCGCAGGATCAGGAGTATTAGGAAGAGCATGTGAAAAATTAAACAGAAATTATACTTTAATAGATATAAATGAAAACGGTAAAAACGTTTTCGAACAAAGCAAGAACAATGAGTAATCCTTTTATAAAAGTAACTTGGGAAGATGTTCCTGAAAATTTCACACCTGAGAAAATCAAGCGTGTGAAATCATATTTCCAAGAAAAATACAATTCTAAAAATATACAAGTCATCACTAAGACTCTAACGAATGTGAACAACACTCGTTTAGAATCTTTAGAGGTTACTGACAATATACTTGACCATCAATATCAAAAGAAATTGATGCGTGACTTCATTACCGATAATAACATTGACATCAAATGGGAATTATTAAACAGACTTGATGATAAGGTAAATGTAGAAATTGATAAATTAAATGAAAATAAAGTTAGATACAATAAGTGGTATATTAAGAAGGTTGAATTCTCCAACTTTCTTTCATTTGGTGATAATAATGTTATTGATTTTACAGGTCTTGACGGCATTACTGTAATTGAGTCGACACCCAAAAACTTTGGAGGTAAGTCAACATCGACAGTTGATTTATTAATGTTCTTATTTTTTAATACGACCACAAAAACCAAAACCAATGCTGAAATCTTTAATAGATTCAGTGATAAAGATGAAGTTAGTGTTCGTGGTGAAATCACAATTGATGGTGACGATTACGTAATCGAAAGAAAAACATTAAGAAAGAAAAGTAAAGCGGGTGATTATACTGTTACCAATAAATTAGAATTTTACAAAAGAAAAGAAGACGGTACTATTGAAAATTTATCAGGTGAACAAAGACGCGAGACTGAAGCGTTTATTTCATCTGCGATAGGTACTGAGGAAGATTTCTTATCGACAATCTTAACAACTGGTTATAACTTAGAAGAGTTAATCGAATCTAAACCAACCGCACGTGGGCAAATATTAACCAAGTTCATGGGGTTAGAAAGTCTTAAATTAAAAGAAGAGAGAGCCAAAGAGATATATAATGATTGGAGTAAGAAATTAATTTCCAACACATATAACATAGTTCAACTACAAACTGACAATACAACGTACACAGATAGTATTAGTGATTCGGAAACTAGAATAATAGAACTTACGAATGACTTAGGGGATTTTGAAAAGGAGTTAAAAGAATTAGAAGAAGAAAGAGACAATTCATTAACATCTAAGAACAATGATGTTGATAGAGATTTAGTTAACACAAACCCAACTTTATTACAAAGAGAAATCAACGATTTAATAACCCAAAGAGATGGAAGCCAGTCTAATGCTAATACTATTACTGTTGTGGAACCTTCACAATATTACCATGAGGAGGAACACAAAGAACTCAGAGGACAAATGGCGGACTTACAAGGGATTGACGTCGCGGGGAAATACGAGAAAGGTGAGAAAGAAAAGTTAATCAAGAAATTTGAGGAGGGAACCGTTTGTCCAACTTGTAATCGTGCATTAGATGAGGTTGATCACACAGATGAAATTGAAAAGATTAAAAAAGAAATTGAAGAAATAGTTAAAGAGTTAGAGTTAAATCAAATTGAGTTTGATAAACTAAAGGAACAATCGGAATCATTTGACAAACTAAAGACAGAGTTTGAAACATACGAAAGAAACAAACTTCGTAAAGAGAGATACGAATTGGAAGTTGAACAAAAACAACTTGAGATTGATACTAAACAATTGAAACTTGACAACTACGAATCAAATAAAAAGAAGTTAGAAGAGAATCAAAGAATTGATGCGTTGTTAATTAGACTTAGAACTCAAATCGAAACCGCTAATGCGAATATTAGAGTAACTAACACATCAATTGAAAAACACAGAAATAACATTACCAATATGCAAGAGAAGATTGGTATTAACAATGATTTGATTACAAAGATTAAATCAGAAGAAGAGTTACTTGCAGTGTTTAAGATTTATTTAACCATCTACGGTAAGAATGGTATTTCTAAAGTAATCATGAAGAATATGATTCCATTGATTAATCAAGAGTTGTATCGTTTACTTGTGGATAGTTGTCATTTCATATTAGAATTAAACGTAAACGATAAGAATGAAGTTGAATTCATTATGATTGATACGGAAACTCGTGTAGTTAAACCGTTGAACTCCGGTTCGGGTTATGAAAGAACAATTTCATCATTAGCACTTCGTAGTGTGTTGACTAAAATTTCTTCATTACCTAAACCAAACATTGTAGTAATGGATGAAGTGTTCGGTAAAATTGCAGATGAGAATTTAGAAATGGTTGGAGAATTCTTTAAGAAAATTAAAGATTACTTTGAACATATATTTGTAATCTCACACAACTCTTTAATTCGTAAC